CCGACTGGGGGTGTGGGACGGCCCCGACGGGCGTCAGTAAATCGGGACAGGCCCGGTCAGCCGCGACCATTTGTTCGCGACCCGGGCATCGTTCGACCCGACGATCAGTTCGCCGCGCAGGTTCGGCCCCGCGATCGTCCGCAGGCCCAGCCCGGCCGGCTGCTGCACGCTGTCCTGCCACAGCAGCTTAAAGTTGAACCCGTCGTACGTGGCGACGATGAACGACGCAGCGGCGACCGTTTCGGCGCTGAATCCGAACAGGACCGGCCCGTCGTCGCCTTCCCGCTCGACCTTATGGATCGCGTGGCACAAGTGCGTCCTAGCGGTTCCGTTATCGCCCGGGATGGTGTACGCCTGTTCGATCGGGTACGCCCCGGCGTGCTTGCCCTGCGCCCGGTCGATCCTTTGCACACCATTCGGGGCGACGTCGGTGCCGAACAGGACCGCCTTCGGCATCGCGATAATGCCGACGACCTGATACGGGTCGTTATTGACCGCCCCATAGAACGCGGTCTCCCACGTCTGGCCGAGATCATCCGAATACAGGATGCCGTTCGTGTCATCGCCGAACGTCACCCAAATCCGGTCCCAATATGGATCCCAGGTCACGCCGTGGACGTGGTTCGCGGTCGGGGTCGCCCGGCCCTGCACGTCGAGCAGGTAGGTGTTCAGATCAAAGACCGTCGACCAGGTCTTCCCGTAGTCCAGACTCATGTAGACGTAGCGGGCGTTCTCGCCGGGCGCGATCGTGGCGCCGTTCCACGTCGGGAGCTTCGGCCCGTACTCGGCGGCGAAGATCATGTTCTTATAGGTCGACAGGCTCCACGACTCGGTAAACGTCGCATACGCCGAGTGCGCCGACAGTACCTTCGTCCACGTTACCGACCCGGTCCCGTACCCTGCCGAGAGCCAGAGGTCGCGGGGGTCGGGGTCGATGTTCGTGCAGGCCAGCAGTTCCCCGTTGCCCAGCTGCTTGACCCAAAGGAACGACTTCGGGAAGACCTTCAAGTCAGTCCAGGTCAGGCCGCCGTCGCGGGTTTCCTGCAGCCTGCCGCCGCCGTGGTTCGCGTTGAACCCGACGGTCCGGTCGAGGTTGAATTCGGCGATGTACGCGGACGAATCGACGGCGGTCAGGGTCGGCGTCCACGTCCCGAGCGGGGCGCGGGTCGGATCGCCCGGCCCGGCCGACGTCGCGCCGCCCGGGGTGGATGATGTGGAGAACGCGCGGATCTTCCAAGCCGTCCACGCCCCAGTGCCGCCCGGTTTGCGGCGGCGGTACTCGTCAGGGTTATCGCCGACAGGGGTGAACTCCTGCACGACGTCGCCGCTCGATGCCTTGACCGTCAGCGACCCGCCCTTCGCGACCGGCTGATTCGGGTGATCCAGGAACGTGACCGAATGCTCGGCCGGCTGCACGAGGGTGTCCAGGTCGGTCCCGGCGACGAGGATGCCCTGATACCAGGACATAGGCGCCCACACGGACCAGACGCCCGCGACGCGCTGCCGGGCGAACTTCCGCTGCGTCGCTTCGAGGGTCAGGAACTCTTGCGTCACGGTGTTGCCGACGACGTAGACGTCGAACTTGCCGACCGCGCCGGTGGGCTTCTTCAGCGTGCCCGAGTTCGGGACTTCATAGGTGCCGGGCAGGGTGTAGTCGTCAAGGGACGCCGTCGATGACAGTGCGCCGCTGCGCCATGTCGCCGTGGCCCACGCCGACCAGACGCCCCCGGTCCGGGATCGGGTGAAGATCCGGGCGAGCGGTTCGGTCGTCGTCCACTTCTGCGTGATGATCCCGCCAATGTCGAAGACTTCGGCTTCGCCGGCCGCGGCGAGGGGCCGGTTCGCGACGCCCGACTTCGTGACAGGGTACTTGCCGACGGTGGTGTAGTCGTCCATCGACGTCTTCACGGTGTCGGCCGGTTTCGCCCACTTCCCGGTCTCGAGCGACCCGATGCGCCCGTCTTGCGTCGACGGGGTCCAGTTCGCGGCGTTGTAGGTCGCGCCTGACGTGAACGCCGTCGTCGCCGCGACGACGTCGCCGTTCGGGGCGATGACCTTGAATCCGGCCGCGTAACCGGTGTTCGGTGCCCACGCGTTGATGCCACCGGCCGGGCCGGGCACGTTCGACGGGTCGCCCTTGTCGCCCTTGTCGCCCTTCGGCAACACCAGATTGAGGCGCTGCAGGCGGTCGCTGACGGTTTCGAGGGTCGCGGCCGGGGCGACGTCCTTCGTGACCGTGCCGATCTCCAACTGATTCGCGGGGCCGACGAAGACCTGAACGCCCGGTGATGTAGTCATGCTGAGTTTCCTATTCTGTGAGGGTGACGCCGAGCGAATCGGCTTCGGTCCAAGTTCGGGCGGCGTTCTGCCGGGTGGTCCAGGTCGCCCCGGCCGCGGCCTCCCACTGGTCCCAGGTCGGTGTAGCGATCTGCGCTTTCAGTTCGTGGCCGGCCGGGACGACGCCGGTCTTGCGGACCTGTCCGACGAGGTTGCCGAGGGCGTCGCCGAGGTTCACGTCAGCGCCGGGCAGTTCGTCCGCGGAGACCAGCAGCACGAGCCGGTGCGGGACCGTCGGGGACGGGACGACCGCGACCTGCTTCGTTCCGGTCAGGTAGCGGCGGGCCGCGTTCCCGATCTCGCCCCGCGTGCCCGACGCTGGCCGGCCGTTGTCGGCGAGGTCGATCAGGTGGTCGCGGAGATCCGCGGCCGGCTGGTTACGGATCGTCTCGGATATGCCCATGAGTTGCGCGACCCATCGCAGCGCCGCGTCGGGGGTGTTCCGCGGGTCCAGAAATTCGCCGTCCCATAGCCCGTCGGACACGTCGCGGAGTTGCCCGGCGATCTGCCCGATCCCTTCCATGTAGCGCATGAGGGGGTAGTTCGCGGAGAACGCGTTACCGGGCAGCCCTTCGAACGTGACGGCGCGTTGGCCGACGTTGACGCCCCTGATGTTGAACAGCAGCCCGCCGTCGTCGATCGGCGACCCGAACGTCAGGGTCGCGGTGATCGGGTCGGTCGCTTCCATCAGGGCTGTCAGCGTGTAATCGCCGTCGCCTTCGGGCAGTCCCGCGTCGTCGAAGCGGCCCAGCTGCACGCCGGCCGCGTCGGTCAGTTCGAGGATCAGCGACGCGCCCGGGGCGTCCGCTGTCCACCAGGCCTGAAAGACGACGGCTTTCGTGAAGTCGGCGCCGAAGAACACGCGCGAAAATTTCAGGGTGATGTAGTCGTTTGTTTGTTCGACCGGTTCAACGTCCCAGCCGTCGAGGCCGTTACCGAATGTCGGGTCGCCGTTGAACCCGACCTGATAGAGCAGGCCCGGCGCTTCCTGAACCGCGTCGGCCGCTTTATACGCCGCGGGCAGGGTGCCCCACCAGGCCCGGGTCCAGGGGTGGACCGGGACCGATTCGAGGGTCACGGCGCGACCGTCACAGTCACGGCGCCGAGCGTCGGCAGCGGCGCGGGACCGGCGAGGGTGATCGTTGCCGGCGCGCTGGTCACTTCGCGGACGCCCGGCGCGGCGGCGACGACAGCGACGATCTCAAACTGTGTGGCCGCCGTGTCCCACGCCCAGGTGAGCGGGTTCAGCCAGGCCGTCAGCGCCGCCGTTACCGAGGCTTGCACGTCGGCCGCCGCCCAGCCGGGCAGGGCCTTCACCGTGACCGGGACGTTGATGGTCGTGTAGGTCGGGGCGATGACGTGAAGGGTCAGTGACGCGAGGGCCTGCCGGGCGAGGTCGTCCCGGGTCGAGGTCATCGAAGACGGGTCAAGGGGCAGGCCGTCCAGCCCGGTAACGGCGACTGTCACATGCCCGTAGGTCGTCGCGCCGGGCGCGGCGGGGTCGTAGTTGTCCAGGGTCACGGCCCGGCCCGTCCCGACGCGGGACAGTGCCGCGTACTGGAATTGTTCGGGGTGCACGAGGGTCGAGTTCTGCCGGGCGAGGATCGACGCGGCGCGGGCGAAGAACACGTCGTCGGATTCAAGGTCAGCGCCGCCGAGCAGCGCCGCCGCGAGGCCCGCGGTTTCGATGAACGGCAGGTTATCGACGACAGCGACCAAAGACCCGGCCGGCGCACCGTTCGGGAGTGTCCCGAGCCGGTCAGCGACGACGTCGACCTGCCCCGTCCGCGTCTCACTCGTGATGATGGTCAGGTCTTCGGTCGTGAACAGGTCAACGGACTCGACGCCCCCGTCAAGGGCCAGCCGAAGGCGGGTGCCCTTCGGGACGGTCTGGACCGGGGCCGAGTTCGTCACGGTGAACTCGACACGGCCCTTCGCCGGCAAACCTTCCGACCGGCCGCTGCCCATCAGCCCGACGATCTGTTCAACGACGCGCGGGCCGAGCAGCTGCAGCGCCAGGATTTCGGGGCCGAGCATGACGGCGAGGGCTTCGAGCAGGACGACTTCGGTGTTCCCGCCCCGGGGCGTCCATTCGGGCATGACGGCCTGAATGTGGGTTATCGCGGCGTCGACGAGGTCGGTTTCGGTGCCGTACTGCAGCAGCCGAAGGTTCTCCATTTCGGGAACGTCGAAGATCGGGGCCATTAGTTGTTTCCTTCCGCGCCGCGCGACCAGATCACTTCGGCCGTTGACTGCGTGTTATTGAGCGGGGTCGCGTCGATGCTGACGATAGTGACGTCTTGCGGGCCGTGTTCGTTGAGGCAGACTTGCACGTCGCCCAGGTGCAGGCCGGCGAAAGCGGGGTCGGGGACACCGAACGTGGGCCGCATGGGGCGTTCGCCGATGGTCGTGAGGATCGCGACGGCGACGGCCTGATCGGTTTCGGCGTCAGATCCGCGCATGACAGTAGCGGCCGACCCGTCCGAGGTCAGCTTGAAGGGAAATGCGAGAACACCGTCAGCCATGTTTTGACAATGGCTGACGGCGTCCGGGGCTTGTGGGAAGGCTTCGGTTAGGGGGCGCCCGCTTCGTGCCGGCCGTCAACGCTAGAACTGGTTGCGGCTTCAATTGCGGGGGCGACGCCGGTCGGTTTCCATAGCGCCTTGTAAGCGGTCGACGCGACGACGAACACGACCAGGACGGCAGTTACCAGGCCGACGGTGCTGAAGATCCCGTTCAGCCAGGCCGTCACGGCGGCGACGACGAGGTAGAACAGGAACGCGACGACCGACTTGCGCCGGGGCGACCACGCGGCCTGTTGAATGACGGCGATGACGGGCGGGCTGAAGAACCCGACGGCCATAAGCCAGAGCGCGACAGGCCCGAGCGCGGACAGGGTCGACAGTGTTGCGGCGTCCATCACTTTTCCCCCAGCTTCTGGCCCATGAGGGCGAGTACCTTCGCTGCGATCTCGTCGGGCAGGATCTTCAGGATGTTGTCGGCCGCGGCTTCGGGGTCTTCGGCGCCCGGCCGGGTCGACTCGACGAGCCGCACAATGTAGCCGCCGTCTTCTTTCTTCAGGGTCTGCCCGAGCGCCGCCATGACTTCGGCGTGCTGCGCGTCGCGGGTGTTGTTCATGTACGCGCCGTCCTTTACGTTCAGGACGGGGGCGTCGCGCACGACGCCGTTGATGCGGTCGCACGCGGCGAGCCAGCGCGCTTTTTCTTCGTCGGTCAACTGAGCCACGAAATCATCTCCTTCTTCGGTAGTCCCTTGCGGGGTGATGGTGCTGCCTTCGGTGTAGAACTCGTCGAAGTTCAGCGGCGCCCGGCCGTAGACGTTGTTAGTCAGGTCGAACCCGGGGTTCATGCGCTCGACGTGGCAGTGCGGGCCGCTGGTGGCGGTGCCGGAATTGCCCGACAGGGCGATGATCTGCCCCTTCTTCACGCGCTGCCCGACTTCGGCGATCGAGTTCGACAGGTGCGCGTAAACAAACGTCGGCATCGTGTCAGACCTGCCAAAAGCGTCGGTGCAGTCCAACACGATCATGTCGCCGCCGTAGCGGGTCAGCCACCACGGATTAGCCAGGTAATTGTCCGTGAACCATGACGAGTGCCTGATGATGCCGTCGGCAGCGGCGCGGACAGGGGTGCCGGCCGGCACGGCGTAGTCGCGGCCGGTATGCCCCCCGGGCGGGTTGTAGCCGCCAGGGCTGGCCCGGAACTCTTGCGAGATCCGGGTGCCCCGCGGGAATGGGTCGAGGTACGTCATGCGCCCAGCGTGCCGCTAGGTGCCCGGGCCGTGGGGGAAGGCTTAGGGGAGTGGCAAGCCTGCGGCCTGCAGGGCTTCGGCATTCGCGTCGCGTTTCCGCTCGGCCCGGCGCAGCCGCGCGCGCAGATCAGCGATCGTTTCGTTCAGCATTTCGATCTGTGCCCGCAGGCTTTGAACGGCGACCGATTCGAAGTCGACCGTTTCGCCGAGCGTCGCGGCAGGGGCCGGGATCGCCGGGGCAGCTGCGTCTTTCCGCTTGTCCTTCGCGTAGTTCAGCAGGCCCAGGATCAGGGGCGTCAGGGTCGCGGTCGCCGCGACGATGGAGAGCAGCACGGCCGAAAGGTCCACGTCCTGCCCCCTTACTTGTCTGTGATCGGCGGTTCAGCGAGCGTCGCGTCGTCAGCCGGCCGGGCC